CATATACATAATTCCGCATTGGCTTGTCATTCCTATGCGTCATTAAAAGATTCTTTGTTTCACGGTAAAAAGCTAATTTATGATTCTTAATTTCATTAGTGCCGACAGCCCAAACAACATTGAAAGGGCCTTTATAAATAATTCCACAAATACAAAGAATCTGATCATCTGCAAAAATGGAATATGATTTCGAGTTAGGCATCTGTATGCCATCAATAATTGAATCCTGATAGTCAACAGAACCAGTAACATAATAAAACTCGGCCTGATCACATTGCCGCATGTTCTTGACCAGCGGCGTTACATGGCTTTCTTCGGCAGGAATTGTTCTTATCATTATTTAAACTCCATGTGGATCGCCTGAATGGTAAGCGGTAGTGGTTTTTTCTGGCTAACTTTTACCTGAATGTCACGTTCAGCAGTACCATAAACCGGCAGATTAATAAGACCTGTATATAAATCTGGCGCTGTATTATACGGCTCGTCAAGTCTGGCTTTTGTTTCAGTTTCCTTGCCCTTGAATTTACCAATCTCTGTCAGGCTCATACTTGAGTACCATTGGCCGCCAAAAACAGAAGTAGATTTAAATACACGCAAATAAAGCTCATTGAGTGTTTTTGGTTTAAGCGGATTAAAGCCAGCATAAGCCTGGTATAGTGGCAGGCTTACGAAATATCCCTCATAAGGAATGCCAATTATAAAAACCTTGCTTTCATTCTGTATTTTGACAATTCCATTTTCTACAAGATAGTCCTCAGCTTCTAGGGTACCATCAGCAACCACCGAAACACGCTTGCCATTCAGCCAGTCCAAGCCAACTACTTGCTTTGTAGCTTCTGAAAATTCCTTAATCACGGAACAATCAAGATGATTTTCATAAACCTTGTCAAATGTACGGCGCATCCTGAAACGCTCTACAAAACGCTGCCCCTGCCGATTAATGCCGAGATATAGACTGGATTGCCCTTCTTCTGGTATTACTGCAACAGTTTCAATCTCACCATCAGTTTCATGCTTGTGAAAGCCAAATACCTGTTGTGCCGGATCATAAGTAAGGCCAATCATCTTCCCATCATCACGCACAAAAAAGGCACAGGTAAAAGGATTTCGGGTAATTGCCTGATCCACAATTTTAAAACCATCAAATAATTGAGGACACATTAAAGACAGTTCTATTGTCTGATATGCGCCGTTACGGTTTGCTGATAGTGATAGCTCGTGTATGCGGCCTGTTTGATCAGAACTAAAGATACAAACGTTATCTGCAAGCAATGGTGTGCATTGATTAGAGCCGGTATTTGATTGAGGATAAACCATAAGATCAGTTGGAGTTAATGCCCCTGCACCTGATACCTTCCAAGCTGAACCTGAAGTTAAAACAAGAAGATCATTCATTGGTACTAAATGCTGTATGCCGTTACCGTCACGTCCGGCAATACGGATTGCAATAGCATCATCATCTTGGCCAGGCACAGAATAGGTAAAAATATCTTCTGTACCTGATCTGGAAAATTGTAGTGTTTGTGGTGACTTTGCACCGCCGCCGTAAACTTTACGCTGCTGGATATATCCAACCGCTACAGGGTAATCATTAGTATTAAAATCATAAAGCTTTCTAGTGATTGGTGGCGTTAAGAATGTGTCAGCTTCAATATAGGTATCTTCTAAAAATAAATCAGTTGTTTCAGCAATGCGGCCAAATACACCAGACTGTTTTTTATATACTCGGTATCTTTCCGCACCAGGCGAACCGAGCCATTGAATCCTGTTGAAGTTCGGCTTTACTGTTAAATCGTTTTCACACTCTACTATTTCGCTTTTTTCAGATTCCTCAGAACCTTTAACCGCAGTAACCACATATCTGTATTTTGTGAGTTGATTGTTTTCTGTATTGGGTCTGTTTGGAGTAACAGTAACATCAGTAGGGGGAAATACTGAAGGCAAGGCGGTAACACTGGTAGAGGTCCAGCTAGTAGGCCCTGTTCTTGATATAAGGCGCGGCGCATACTTTATATGGGTAAGTGTGACTACATCACCGCTTTGGGTATAGCGTATGCCGGCTAAATCTTCTGGCTGATAAGGTATGCTCACTTTCAGCCATTCACCCAGGTTATTTAGTAGCATCTGGCCAAGCGTAGAAAAATACGCATACGGCGGACAAAGAATAATGATGATTGCCTGTTCGTCTGAATATGTAAACGGAATCAGTCTGAATGGCCTTGGCATCGTAGTAACGTACTGGAAGCCATTACGATAATCCAATGCCCCATGTGGCAAAACAAGCATATTACTTGCATCTGCTATGCCAGATTGGTACTTGGCCTGATCGAAACGGCCATACATTTCAGGGGAAATAATGCCGCCATTGAAATTATTCTGCATTATCTTGCTCCCATTAGCGAAGGCTGATACTCAGGAATATCTGGCATTTCCAGATTTTTAATATCCGACAGGGTAACTTCCGATATGAGTTGTGCGGATAGCTGCTGCATCTGACGGGCAAGAGTAGCATCCTGTTTTAAGATAATTGCAAGCTTTGATGCCAGAATAAACTGTATTGCGGTAATGGCTTTTGGTGGCATCCAAGCCATATCCGTATCATCAAGAATATAAATAAGCGTAGGTACGCCGTTTTCAGTATAGAGCCTGTCACGTTCAATAAAATATTTACTTCTAGGATCATCAGCCAGACATACCGGCTTGATCATATCGGTTGGTAATTGATACCAGTTAGGCATATTTGAGATTGCAGCCAGTGTTTTTCTGGTTGTAGCAAAACTAAATGGATGATCAGAATCCAGAAACTCGCGTCTTGATTGCGGTAACTGCAAGCGGCAAGCCCTAGCTTGTGGGCTTTCTTCTTCAAAAGAATCAATAGAATATCCGCTTCCGACATATATCAAAGCGGCGTTACAGATTTGAATAGGCGAAAGCGGATTCATTATTTATTCTCCCTGGTTGCCAAGAGCTTCTTTAACCATGTTTAGCTTGTTAAGCAATACATCTTTATGATCTGACTTAACAAAATCCTGAACGCCTAGTTCTTCAAGTTCGGCAATAATTTGTGCCTTGGTTGGCACTTTTTTAACTTCATCTTCATCAGGTTCATTAGTTGTGCCTTGCGCCGTACTTTCGCCCTGCTGTTCTGGCTGGACTTCACTTGTTTCCGGCTGTGTTTCAGAAACTCCCTGTTCTTGTAAGGACTCTGAAGCTGATAGCTCATTGCTTGCGCCAGCTTCTTTATCACCTGTAATGACTTCTTGAACGGCAGCAGAATTAACGCCTTCAGCATAGTTAAGATTCCCCACATTTGGATTAGGTCCTTCGCTAGTTGTGTCGATATTAATAGACTTTGTTCCCACTGATGCAGCAGCAATTTTCACAGCTTCACTTTCTGCAACATCATCAAACCAGCCAGACTTAGTTTGTGGAATACTTGCCGGAAGCTTTAACACTTCACCAGATTCATAAACACGGCCATAAAAGCCCTGCATTCCACTACGCACCTTTACAGTTTTCATCTTCTCTTGAGTAGTCATGGTTTTTTCCTCTACTACGGTTAAAAGAAATTAATAAAAAAGGCTGAACCATCGGCCAGCCTTTTGAGGTTACAAAATCATTTTACCTGACTTTGTTAGCGATTCACCGGATAGATTGAAGGAGATTCAACCTGATTTGTGATAAATGCAGTAATTGAACCACCCGAAACCGTACCGGCTACCGCATAAGTCAACTTAGTGAATCGACGTAACGGACGAGCAAGGGCAATAGCGCACTGGCTAGAATTAAGAGCATTAATATCGTTAAATGTTTGAGTTTCACGATCTCGCCACGTACTACCATCATCGGAATCTTTTACCGTTACGGTAATGCCAGTAGCACCAGCCACTTGATGCCCGATTAGTTGAATAAAACCGCCTGTGCCGTTGTACTTATACTTAAAGTCAATTGTATTAGTAGAGTCACCGGCAGCCAATGTTTGCTTGTCTGAATAAATCAGTTGTGAATCAATCATACCCATGTTTTTTACTCCCAAAAAGTTATGATGAACGCGCCGTATTAAACGACGCGGACTTCAGTATTAAGTAAAGTTTTAAGAGCGCGAATCGGGTAGCCGCCGTATGTAAGCACCTTGCGATTTTTGCCGTATAAATCTTCAGCCTGCATAGTAAATCCGGTTTTCTTCTCTACCTGGCTACGCAGAATAGAGCGAACCTTGCGTGTCATATACCACACCGGACGCATACTATCAGCATTATCGCTGATCAAGTCGGTTGCCTGATCCATCAGTGCCGGCAAGTCTGGACCAGATGACAAGTCACCTTTCAGCAATGTAACGTCAATGTTGGCAATACGGACAACGGCGGTCCAGTCCTGAACAGACAAGCCCACGTTAATTTCAAAGTAAGTTACCATAGCTTCATAGCTACGGTTGTTTTTGTCTTTAACTGTCAACTGGCCCTTATTCTGCACTTGCAAGCCAGCTTGAGTACCTTGCGGATAGAACAGTGCAACAGTACGCGGCGACCAGCCCACTAGCCAGATACTTGAGTTTGTTGCACCAGTACCGCCGGCATCAATAACGTTCTCAGAAGAAGCTACGGCGCTGTTAAGCGTATTGAATCGGTTAGCCAAGCCAGTGAATGCACGGCTGTTATCGTTAATATCGCCGTAGAATACGGTTTTAAGAACGTTCTGCATCATACCTTCATAAAATGCAGCATCTTCATTAGCGCGCCAGTTACGAGCATTAGCACCCATACGGTCATATAGTGCTTTATCGACATTACTGTAATCGGTTAATTGACCAGAACGGTCAGACACGTTGACATGAGTAGAGCGAGAAGGATCAACACCTTCATAAAGCGCGCGCCATGTACCTTGTGGCAAGCCGGTACGAACAGAAGCATCATGGTTAGAACCGTTGTTCGCTTCGATCCAGGTAATATCATCCCAAAATTGGGAAGCATAGTTTAAAGCTTCAATCATTACCGCAGGGCCGGACATACGCGGCAACTGATCAGCAACATCGGCTAGAGTCGGGTTATTTACTGCATTAATTGGCATATCTTTGCCCCCTTAATTAGTCTTTGCCATACAGCGAATCTAGCTTAGCTTGATCCGTTGCGTTAGTGTTTGCAGGGCTACCACCGCGAACACTGTCATTTTTAACGATATTACCATAGTGGTTTAAGAACTTGACGACTGCCGGATGATTCTGTAGTCCTGTCTGCTTTAAAATTGATGCAAACTCACTGCCACCAGGTGCAGACAAGGCATTGTTTACATTCTTCATTGTCTGCTGAATATATGCACCACCAATGTCAGGATCATTGATAGTGGCCTGTCGCCAGGATTCAATTGTTTCTTTCGCCGTAGCTAGTTCCTGCTGCTTCAACGCAATATGCTTTTCAACAAACTGTTTTGCTACTTCTGGCTTAACATTGTTTTCCTTGGCTATCTTAATTAGGTCTGTTTTTACATCATCACCAAGATCAAAACCTTCAGGAATATAAAAGGAATAGTCAGCATCACTTAACGGCGTTTCTTCTGGATTTTGGTTAAGCAATCCTTTGTCATCATCTAATGATAAACCTTCTCCACCTTCCTGCTTTCCTTCACCTTCGCCACCCTCACCGCCTTCAGCACCATTAGCAGCAGCGCCGTTATTCTGTTGGCCTTGTGAGCCTGGATCATCATTCAGATAATCAGCATTACCCATATTGTTAGCAGCGTTATTATTTGATGCACCACCTTCACCACCAGCAGGGGCAGCAGTACCGCCACCACCTTCACCGCCACCAGCTTCATTCATCATCATTGAGCCGTAAAGCATTTGCCAAATTTTCATAGTTATTCACTCGCAATTAATTAAAATAAAAGAATTCTTTTGGTTAGCACATCGTTATATAAATCCATGTACTTTTTCTGCTCTTGAAGCAAGGTCCATTGCTCATCGCTTATAAAATCTGGCTGGCCTTTATCCAAGAAACTCTCTAGCGCATCGAGCTTTTCATATAGTTCGCGTTGCTCCAAAATAACACGATCTTTAGGAGTTTGAGTTTGATGATATGACTTTTCAAAAACATCAGCAGGGGACCATGAAATATAACCGGCGTGGCGATCATCGTTAGGCTTTCCACCATCGACATATTCAACCAAATAACCTCGCTCGTTTTCATCTTCATTTTCTGGAATCGTCCAACCACGATAGGCATTGTATTCACCGCGCGTCATGGTTGTTGCCAGAACTGATTTTGTGCCGACATAAGCACAAAGATTAAAATTTTCTAATTTACTCATAATCACTCACCTTTTTGGCTTTTAAGATAAATCTCATTGTCCTTGTAAATTACATCAGCATAAATACTTGACGTAAGAACCGGATCAGCAAGAGCCATTTTATTATATATGTAAATACCGCAGTTCCGTTGTCCATCCCGATATGAAATATCAGCAATGTTATTATTTTGCCCGAAGGCATAAACCGGAACAGTTACGGCGAATTTAGTCAAAAGGTCCTTGAATACCTCCTGGCCTGCTACTGTGCCTAACACATCACGATAGGCATTAATTAAAGCTTGGTCTTTCATATAGGCGATACCGTATTCGGATTGACTGGAAGATCAGATACAGCTTTGGCAGCTTGAGCGCCGTTATTGGCCGCCTGTGCTGCATCAAGCATAAGCTGTTGCTGTGCTGCTGCCTGTTGAGCCTGTGCCCGATCATTGCGGATTTTATTGACAGCTTCATCACTACGCAGAACATCAGCAGGAACGCCGTTCATATCGCAGTAAATACGAGCAATCGCATCAAAATCAACACGATCAGCAACATCAGGTGAAGCTTGGGCCATTTGTCCTAAAAACGCCGTTGCTCGCTCTAGGTTGGCTGATCCTGCCGCCTTCTGTGCTTGTGCTAGAATAGATACAAATTCTATTGTGTAAGGCTGCTCACTAAATTCAGTGTAACGCTGTACCAGTTCTGGATAACGCTTATTCATCTTCAGCACACGTTCTACAGCCATTTCAATAATCGGCTCTAACAGTTCAACGTTCTGTCTTTCCAGAATAGAGCCAAGCATCAGCATTTTTTCTGATTTCCTTTCGGCGACTTCTGTTGCTGTCATTCTGCCTTTATCGAAATTGTCAAGCATTAAAAACAGATCAGTAAAGAAAGTCTGTCTAATCCTTTCCCTAGCTGCTACCTGCTCATTAGCTACGCCAGAATAATCAAGCTGAATCTGTACCGCAGGCTTAACCGTATCCACAGCAGAACCGGCAATAATCTGTGGATCATAAAAGATACGGCCACCTGGATTAAGTTGACCTAAATCATTTCTCATTGTTGTTGGAATCAACATAGGCGGTCTAATTGCCCGATCAGTACCCTCCATCATCTGAAGATGTGTTTTCTGCAATTCCTTAAAATCACCAGAACATTGAGAAGCAGGAGATTCACCATAACGATCATTACCTAAAACTTCCCAGCGTGCCACAACCGCAGGAAACCGATCAAAACCAGAAATACTTAAAAAGTTTTCTTTTTCCTGATCCAGAAACCAGTATGAAACAAACGGCTTCTTAACCTTAAGAACGCTATCACTCAATTTATCTTCACGTCGTTTCTCAATAACATGAGCAACCTTAAAGACTTCATTGTATTTATCAGCATCCTTGGCAGTCTTAACCTTCTCAGGATATGGAAATTCAGCACTTTCAGGAAAACGCTTTAACAGTTCCTCCAATGTCATTTCCACATAATGATAAAGCGCAGTAACACGATTCTTATAATCAACATCAATGGCATAAGTACCAAACGGCTGATGAATCAGATCAAGAACAGCAGCATCCATATCATCCGCATCCGGTTCATCATCAATTAATGAACAGGCCGTACCCATTGCGCCTTGATCTTTAAACATAAGATTAAGAACCTGGTAAACATTTGACGCAGCCAGTTCTTTGTAAACCACGCTTTGCAATTCCTGTAAAAAGGAAATCATTGCAGTATCTTTGCCAGCACTTAAAACATTGTTTGCACCCAAGGAAAACCAAGGACGCGAAGGTGAAGCAATGCCGGTCTGCATTCCTGCTGCCAAAGTTGTAAGGCAATACTTTCCGATATTATTGACAATCTGTGCCTGGCTGGCTCTGTCATGCTTTTCCTGCTCCATTAAAAAACGCTTAGTTTGCGGATAAACATGATCAACAATTTCCTTTAAATGCGTATCATAATTATCCTTTCGATATTGCCAAGAAGCCGACATTCTGGCCTGAATCTTCTTGAGCAATTCAGTTTCTTTTTTATCAGCCATAACTTAGCTTCCTAATGTACGATTACCCACACCATTGCCTAGGTTAAGCTGGCTGTTTGCAATACCACCAGCACCAGTCAAGAACGTATTACCAAGGCCAGCAGGCGCGCCGGCAGATTCATCAATATTATTAAATAATCCTTCCATTTCTGTTCGTTGGGCCGCCTGTTGACGACGTAGAGTTTCTTGCTCTGCCTGATCTCGTTTCGCATTCTTCTCGGCTTTATTCGCTGAATAAATTTGAGAACCAGCAGAAAGGGCAGCGCCTACAAGGGGAATTAAAACAGGTGCACACATAATATTTACTCCATACGGCTACAGTGGATTCAGCGGATTGTATTCCTGCTGATTGTATTGATAGTTGTCCTGAATGATTCTATCACGCTTGCGAACAGGTCTAGCGAACGTAAGGGCAAGAGCATCCCCTTTGTTGGGAGAAAAGCCCAGGCGCTTTTTAATCGCTTCTTTTGGCTCAAGCTGGATAACACCGTCAGCAGTAGGCAAAGTTTCAGGCGCTTTTAAGTCATCACGAAGCTGATTATCCGGTTCAATTGCGCCGCCTGCTTTAAGCCATTCACGCATTTCACCCCATATTTGAGCGCGTTTATTTCGATATGCCGGACTTGATGACTTGGCAGCAAAAGGCACTAGCTCCCAATTTCTACCCCAAGACTTTCCGAAGGAGTAAATGCCTGTGCCATGCCCTAAGTCAATAAATACAGCATCAGCCTTATATTCATCCTCATAACGCGCAATCTTTTCAGCAGGAATGGCATCATTATCATTCTTGGGCATAACTTCCAGAATCTTTGAATAAAGCCCCTGCCGCATGCAGATCACAAGCTCGTCATCACCAGTCCAGGCCGGATCACAACTCAGAATCACCGGAGCATGTTCATATTGACCAGGCAGCAAATTACGCCCAAAAGCTTCATCAATCAGGTGCATTTCAATAAACTGTTTTGCAGATGAAGAAGGGAAAACACCGCGCACACGCACTTTTACAAAGTCTGAATTTTCGCCGTAATCTTTTACCCAGCGATTTAACAGTTCTTTGTTAGTACCCTCCACAGTCCTTGAATCAATCTGGTAAGTAATCCAGCGATGACGAAACTTGTGAAAGCATTCATAAAAGCGTCCGCTTGGCCGTGTCGGGTTACCAAAAGCCAGCCAGATGATTTCTGTATCTTCATCGGTTAAAGCACCTTCAGCAACCTCCCAAACCTTGTCAGCGATTGCAGAAGCTTCATCAAAGATTAAGACAATGCGTTTTTTCTTGTTGTGAAGGCCGGCGAATGCTTCTGTATTATGTTCAGACCAAGGAACAGCGTCCAGCCGCCAGGTATCAGCATGGCCGTCTACATTAGATTTAATGCTTGTTGCATTATCACTAAACCAGTGACTTGTCAGGGAAAGGCGAAACCATTTTTTTAACTCAGGAAATGTTTTGGTACGAAGCTGGGTTTCAGTGTTTGAAGTTAAAACAATCTTTGTATCAACACAGGTATCAAGTGCCCATTTTGAGAACATCGAAATAAAAGCTGATTTACCAATACCATGCCCCGATGCCACTGCAATCATAATCGGCTGATTTCGCTTGACCGGATCATTTAAGGCATCAGTAACATCTTTAAAAATCTGGTCCTGCCATTGCTTAGGTCCATACGAATCCTCAAGATCAGTGCCTTCTTCTCCCCAGGGAAAACAATAGCGAGCATACGACCTTGGATCAGTGACGAAATTACTTATATCATCAGCAAGGCGCTGTTCTTCTTCGGCAGGCAGGGACCAGACATTTCTTTTATTCATCGTCATCTTCCGCAGATTCAAACGCTTTGCTTATTGCTTTATTGGCGATATTGGCAATAGCGCGCTTTCTGGCCTTATCAATTGTTGTGGCATGATCCACGCGGCTAACTTCAACTTTATGCACCATGAAGCCCATCAATTCGGAAACATGCTTTAGCATTCCATCCTGATCACGGTATTTGATAACAATTTTGCCTTGCTTGTCATAAGAAGCACCAGCAAACAGCGGATGACTGGCCGCGTCTGGATGAACATAGATTTTATCTTCACCCTGTCCGCCGCACTCAGGGCAGCTTTCATGCGGATCAGCCCAAGGATTAAAGCCAAAACCACCATCCAAAGCAGGAGGAATAAAACCCTGATCCTCTAATTGATCCTGTGTTATACGCGCATCCTTTATTTCTCTTGCAAATTTAAAGTCTTTAATCTGCTTATTAAGCTCTTTTTTATATTCCTGCTCAGTCCACTGGTATTCATGATTTACGCCATGACAATGCCGGCAATTCACTTTTACCGTTTCGGATATTTCTTTTGGATCACCGTAGGCAATAGAGCAAACATATTCAAAATGTTTTTCAAAAGTGATGCCTGCTTTATCAAATGCAGGCCGCATAGCGTGGTTTAAGGCACGGCGCACATTTACAGCCCTGAACGGGTCCATGCCGCTATACTGCAAGCCAGCGGCTTTTCTGGCCTTGGTTTTATCGCCAGTTTCAAGATAGGTCGTTACAAGTATTTTTTGCTGTGCTGTTAATAAATCAAATGGATTAACAACAAGGCTTCTTTCTTTGCTCATTGTCACACCTTAAATAAAACTTTCATTAAAATTGATTATACACAAGTTAAATGAAGGTATCGGCGCGATTTTAAAGACAATAAAAAAACCGCCTGATTACTCAAGCGGCTTTCAATGTTTAAAGGTGAATTATATGGCTGTAGAATCAATATATATTAATAATGCCCATGAATCAACATACCGGCATCACGTTTTTCCTGATTAGTTCTTACCGATACAGGCCATTTTGTCATTCTACAAAATTCCTCATGATTCTTTTTCGAAGCATAAGGCTTGACAGCAATATAGTTAATATTTAAGCGTTGCAATGCTTTTTCTATCTGCTGCCCTACAGAATGATTGCGGCCAACATCATAGGAGTTTTTTTGCCTAGTCAAACTATTTTTGTTCTTATCCTCATGCCAGTTGGACTTTTTAATCAGCCATGAAGCTTCAAGATAAACCTTTTTAATTACAGAACGGTTTTCCAAAAAGAAATCGTAAAGCTCAAATAAATCCATACACTCAAGCCTTACTACTTTTCCACCCATGCCAAAAGCTACGCCGGATTTATCTATATCAGGATCAATACCCATGATAAATGATAGTTCGCTATTATTGTTCATATGGACTCCTGGGCTTCGCCAAAAATATCAGGTACGTTTTCAATCTTTCCAAGTTGTATCGAATACCCCAAATATTTGTTTAGCTTTTCTATTTTATTAACTTTCGCGGCATAATCTTCTTTAAAGCCAAACTGCGCCCAACTATTCAATTCATCAACCACCGCAAGGAGATCATTTAATTCTAAATGAATGCGCTCTTTATTATTCAACGATAGATCAGGATGTTTTTCTGTCATCCCAAATTGAGCTGTTTTAAGAGCAATCTGAGCAATTTCACTTGCTTCTTCAGCAAGCTTCATTAGCAGGAATTGTTCATGTGTCATTTTATTCATGGCCTTACTCCTGTGCTTCGATCATTGCTTGATAACAGAGCCCCATATCCGCAGCTCCCATCCCTTGATTAAAAGTATCGG